GAGTCTCATCAGGTAGGTCAGGCACAAACCTGCCTGCTCAGGCAACCAATGCCGAAATTCATCCACTAGGTTCCTCGCGGCTGACGGGCGGCGCCGGGACGGGGTCCGCCGGCAGCAGTTGGCGGAGAGTGAATGACGTTCAGGGGGTTGACCCCCAGATCGGGGTTCCCTACCGTGGCGTGAGTGGCCGGCTTGCGGCACCAGATGGCGGAACTCGTGCTCCACCGCAGCCGGTCGTCGTCATTGCCGATGATGGCGGCGCAACGCACGCCATAATCGCCCTGGAAGATCGAATCAATTCGCTGCTGAGTCATAGGGTTGCTCCTGCGGGGCGGTAGCGGGCGGCTCGTGACCATCGCCCAAAACCGCTTGGGCGGTGTCAAAACCAAAAGCCAGGGCAAAGCGCCAGCAAAATCCGGCCGACGGCTTGCGCTTGCCACTCAGGATCATTGAAATACCTTCGTCAGGATAATTCATCCGGCGAGATAACTCAGCTTGATTGAGTCCCTGCTGCTGCATGAAATCGCGTAGTTTCATCTGGTTGCTCTCTAATATCTGTTAGGCGTATTATAGCAGATTTCTAACACTTGTCAAGAGTCAACTTGGCTTTTTGCAGTATTTTTAAGGTTCTTGGTCTTGACGTGCTAACGATTGTTAGATATAATGATTCCAAGCCCATGACCCTAGGTGCAAACGTCCGCGATTATCGTAAGAAGCGAGGCTTGTCCCAAAAACAGTTAGCTCAGCAAGCCCACATCAGCGCTAACTATATCTGGTACATCGAAACCGAAAGACGGCCTCGAGTGGGTGCCAAGGTCGTGGCCAGTCTCGCTAACGCTCTTGATGTCACAGTCGAGGAGTTGCTAACTGAAGGCGATTTCCCCCTTGCCATCCATGACACGCGTCCTGTCTATGAGGTCAACGAGGCAGAGATCGATGATGAGCTATTGAGGCTTTATCATGGTCTTTCGTTCAGTGATCGCAACCTTTTACTCTTGATCGCGCAGCGTTTAGCTGAGCAAACCGAACCTCGTATTATCGGAGATCTTCCCGCTTAACTTCCTTATTGGCTTTCTGGGCCAGAGTTAGTGATTTGAATTTTTCGAGGATAGTATGACTAGCAATCGGTGGTCGCGATTCTGGGGCTGGCTGCGTCGGCCGCGCAGCAGATGGGGCCGCATCGGGCTGGGCTGCGGCGGTCTGATGCTGTTATTTCTGGTCTGCACGATATGCGTGATGGTCGGCGCAGCAGTGCAGAATGCGGGTATGGCGTTGGGGATCCTGCCTACGCGGACGGCGACATCACTGCCCACAGCAACAGCGACACCGAAACCTTCGCCGACGATCACCTGGACGATCCCTCCCACAACGACGCGAGTTCCGACCTCGACCGGTACGCCCGTCCCGACGCGCGCAATTGTTCCCTCGGCTACTGTTCGCCCAACGAATACGCTTCGACCGACGAACACCCCTCGGCCCACATGGACGCCCCATCCTACCAGTACGATTTCTCCAACCGCGATGCCACAGCCAACAGCCACGCCCAGGACTGTCAGCACCTCGCCGCCGATACGCGCCATTCCGGGCTTGACTTCAGGTGACATCAAAGTTAATCTGGAGCGCCGTTTTGCCATGACATGCCACGGGCCGGATGCGGGACAAGGTGGTTTGGTCGCTTGGACTTGCACGAAGACGGCCGGCGAAGTGATGCTACGAGTGGATTTTTTCGGCACATCGCCGCTGATGATTGAAGCAGTGACTGCATTGGCACTGCGAGTCGAGGCCGAATCTGCCCGATCATTCCTGGGATTCGTGGCGACGCTGCCTTATGATGGCGCACAGCCGGACCGAGCACGCACATGGGTAGGTGAACATATTGCAACAGGCGGAGAAATGATGATTGGCGTAGTGCGTTTCACCCTCTCTCATTCGGATTCAACTTACTTGCTGCGGATGGAACGGGAATAGCCACTGGATGGCACGATCGAGAAACGGCCGCCTGCGGACGTCTTTTTGCACTCGGGTCCAGACATGGAGAAACGAAAGAAGACTGCTCCGCTATTGCAGCCTGGCGCGGCGGTGTTCGGCTACGGTCGCGATTCAGGCGGCCGCGAGCAGGAGCGCAGCCTGGCGGATCAGCGCGCGGCGGTCGAGGTGTTCTGCCGCGAGCAGGGGTATCGCCTGGCGGCCTGGTATGGCGATGAGGCGCTGACGGGCGCGGACGCGGACCGCCGGCCGGCATTCCAGGAGGTAATCGCGGCCTGCCGCCAGGACCCGCCGCCGGTGGCGGCTATCGTGGTCTGGGACCTAGCGCGACTCTCGCGCGCGGTGTTGGATCGGCAGTACTACCTGGCCGACCTGCGCCGGCGCGGGGTGCAGGTGATCAGCCTGCGTGCCGACGAGAACCTGGCGCCCGACAACCCGATTGCCAACGTGGTCGAATCGGTGCTGGCGTTCAAAGACGAGCAGTACCTGCACGACATGAGCCGCAACATCGCGCGCGGCATGGCGGCCAGTGCCATGGCCGGTCGGACGCACGGTCGCAAACCGCCGCCGGGCTATGATAAGACGTTCATCGTCATCGGCCAACACCGCGATGGCACGCCGCGCCAGGTGCAACGCTGGCAGGTCAATGCCGAGCAGAGTCTGCGGGTGCGGGAGGCGTTCGGTCTCTACGCGGCCGGCGTGGGCATCAATGAGATCCATGGCCGCACGCACCTGTTCGATTACTACAGCGCGTACCGCGAGATGTTTCGCAATCCGCTCTACGTCGGCATCGTGCACATCGGCGCGACCAACATTCACGACGAGAGCCTGCGCATCGTGGACGACGCAACCTGGCAGGCAGTACAGGCACGGCGGCGAGCACCGATTCCGCCACGGCGGGTGTCATCGCCTTACTTGCTCAGCGGTCTGATTTTCTGCGGCCGCTGTGGATTTCCCATGCATGGTCGAGAGATGCGCTCGAACTGGGAGCCGGAAAAAAATATCTACAATCGCTACTATCGCTGCTCAAACGGCAAGCGGCCAGGGCTCTATTGCAACACGGCGACGCGCTGCGAGCGGGTGGACGAGGCGGTACTGTTGACTGTGGTGAGACGCCTCAGCGAGCCGGAGTACTTGGATGCGCTGGTGGCCGATCTGGCGGCTTACGCGGCGGCCGATCCGACGCCCGCACAGGCGCAGGCGCTGGATGAGGCGATCGGCCGCGCGGAGCGGGCGATCGCGGGGCTGCTCGATTTAGCGGAGACGGGAACGGTCGCGCTGCCAGAAATCCGCCGCCGGCTGGCGGAGCGGGAGACGGAGTTGGCCGGGTTGCAGGCTCAGCGCGCCGCGCTGCCGGCGAAGCGGGTGCAGGCGTTCGATGCGGAGCAGGTGCGGGCGGGGTTGCTGGCGACGCTGACTGCATTGCAGCAGGGGCAAGAAGTTGGGGCGCTCAGACGGGCGCTGGCATCGGTGGTGGAGCGGGTGGTATTCACGCCGCCGGATGGGGTGGAGGTGGTGTGGCAGAAGGAAGTGTGAGGGGAGTAGGATTGGGACGGGTGTCTGAGGACAAACATCCCCAAAATCCTCATGAGGAATTATCGGTAAGCTATTGACAAGAGCATGCAAATTTGATATAGTATCTCTGTACACGCGGCTGCCGACGCGCTGGATTCTCCCCAGCGCGTTTTTGTTGGGCGCTTTCCTCAGAATACAGGTACCTGTCAGGCGAAATGATGCACTTGATTGATAATGCAGATGGATCCATCCTTTGGCAGCGCTACTTCTTCGATGTTGGCAAACCGCGCTGCACGTTCTGCGGGGAGAAGCGTACTCGACAGTTGCGCACCAACATCGTGGCGGGTAAAAAGGTGTGGGTCTGTCGGGCAGAAGCATGTCAGCGGATTTGCGCGGCGCTGAAAAAGCTCTTGCCGCACGCCGAGGAATGGCTTCCCTTGCCAGAGGCCGCGGACGCCATTGGCATGAGCGAGTCCGATTTGGCGGAGCGAATCAGGACCGCTGATTTGCACTGGCGGCGGTGTGACGGCCAGCCACAGGTGCGCCGGGTGGAATTGCTCCAGTGGATTCTGGCGTGGCAAGGCGATTCGGCCCGCCCTGACTCGGAATCAGCCTCGTGAGCGAACCCATGCCAGCAAATAAAGATCAATTGTCTGCTTTGTCTGCCATAGTAATGAAACTGCGCGTTGATGATAGCCGCTTACAGCAAGCACTAGCCAGGGCCGAGCCACTCATACGCGCAGCCGCCGAAGCCAGAATCAAGCAATTGTGGAGTTGGGCATTGGAAGGAAACGTGGGAACTGATAGCTCAACTGGACGTTGGTCAAACGCCAGATACCAGGGAACGTTTGCTGGCTGCGATTGGTATACGGCCCCTCCTGTGGCGTCGTTTAACGCGGTTATATCCGTATCAGTTGCACCGTGCCATCAGGGCGCGGTCATTGTGCCATCGGACGCGGACGTTGTCATCCGGTATATTCCGCCATACTACTTCGCCCAACTTGGGAACATTTATGATCTTGGGTGCATGACCCACTACCGACTTGAAGATGTGGCCCGTTGGGCCGAGGCACGGTGGCGAGAAAATCCAAGGGCAGAGATAAACTGGACCTGGTGCGGTCGGGATTTTCACATGATCGCCGACTGTACTTGGGTGATGTTGCTGGAACAGCACGCGCGCAACATTGCGGCTGAGTTTTCAACTCGCGGATATGCCTTGGTCGATGCCATGGCCAAGGGCATCACAAGAAATAAGGAGAGGAACATGGGAGCACTGATCACTATCACGATGCGCGATATTCAAGGGCTGGACCCCGCGAGCGTCGATCTAGAAAGTATTCACTTCGCGTTGGCGGAACTGACGTCGCTCCGGGGCGGCTACGTTGCGGCGGACCTCGAAGTACCGGCCTGGCTGACCAAGAAGCTCAGGGAGATCAAGCGTAATCTGAAAGACCGCGAGCGGGACGCGAAGGTCTGGGAGTTGAAACGTCTGCGGGTCGAGGAAGAAGAACTGCTACCGGAAACCGAGAAGCTAGAACGAGCCCGTTCCAAGATCAAGGCGCTGGAAGCCGAGCTCGGTTCCGAGGTGGACTGAATGGCCTTGCTGGCCAAGGGGAAGTTAATATGTGGGTGATCCAACTCCACCCGTGGAGCATTGTCTTCGGCATAGGCGTCGGCATCCTGCTGACGCTGCTGCTTTTGGCCGTACTGGGCACACGGCTCAATCGCCCTAAGCGGCCATAATCATTGGCCGGCCGTCGGGGGAGCCATCGATGACTCGTCTTCCCGCGTCAAGCCACCTCGCAGATGGCGAGGAGCGCGGCGGGATTGTGGCATTCCTAATCCGCCGAAGTACAACCGACAATTTACTCCCACCCCTCGTCCGTGATCCCGGGGTAATGATCACACACCTAATCGGCGCGCCTGCCAGCGCGGCAGGCGCGCTGAGGGTATGCTATACTACTCCCGAAGGCGTCAGCTAATGATCAGACTGTCAGGGAGGCTACCATGTTCCAGATCGAATTGAACTACTTTATCGCTCATCAAGATGAATTGGTGCGGCAGTATCGCGGCAAAGTCCTCGTCCTGCAAGGCCCGCGGGTGGTCGGTGTCTACGACACCCTGCTCACGGCCTACCTGGAAGCCCAGAAGGAGCACCCTCTGGGTACCTTCATGCTGCAACGCTGCGAACCGGGCACCGAAGCCTACACCGTCACCATCGCCACGCGCGGCATCTTTGCCGGAGGTGTCTGACGAAAGCCAAGGTGGCCAACTTCAGTGCCTTCACCATCAAGTATCGCGGCCGCAGCCATCGCATCACAACGCCGGTCAAACTGACCGCGGCCTTCGATCCGCAACGGCCACCAGACCCCTTGCCGTCACAATTTGAGACTGTCGCCTTGTGGGATACCGGCGCCACCAACAGTGTTGTCACCCAGGCCACGGCCGCCGCGCTCGGTCTTGTACCTGTGGGCAACGCCAGCGTCACCCATGCCGGCGGCAGTAGCCAGGTCAATACCTACTTGGTAAACTTCATCCTGCCCAACAGTGTCGGCGTCGCTGGTGTCATGGTCAGCGAATGCCCCGATATTGCCGGTAACTTCGGGGCCATCGTTGGCATGGACATTATTAGCAGCGGCGATCTCGCGATTACCAATGTGGATGGCCAGACCTGGATGAGCTTCCGTTACCCATCTATCCAAGCGATAGATTACGTCGTCGAGGCCAACCGCCTCAAATATGCCAACGTGCCGCGCAATGCGCCCTGTCCGTGTGGCAAGCAGGGCACGGCTCAATCGCCCTAAGCGGCCATAATCATTGGCCGGCCGTCGGGGGAGCCATCGATGACTCGTCTTCCCGCGTCAAGCCACCTCGCAGATGGCGAGGAGCGCGGCGGTGCCGCCATGGTGGCGGAAGGCGGGCAAGGTGATGCAAGTTCACCCTCCCCCGAGGGCCGGCCAAATCCGAGAGGCAAGATGAGCAACTGTTTGACTTATGCTGCTTTAGCGGAAGCCCTACGGAATCGAACTATAGTCGAAGTCAATGTGCCTAATGGCACTGGAGAGACGGAATGGCGTTTCGGGGCCATCACGGTGACTCTGGACAATGGCTTGAGTCTGAATTTCGAGGGCAGCGAAGACGCTGAGGGGGGATATGTAGTATGCGTACCCATGGGGGCTGATGACGCCGCGTTGTTACCCGGCACATGGGATCCTGATTGTCCGCCGTCAGGCAAGGGCGAATGCGGCTGCTTGAAGCACGAATATATGTGGCAAGATTATCTTGCGCTGCCGGAGTCGTAAGCGGCGGGCCGGCGCCATCTCATCATCGGACATTGCCCGGTAAAGCGGCCGGCGGGTCTCCTTCCTCACCCAGACCCTGCGCCACTAACTCATCGGCGCGGCGCAGGAGGTCAATCAGCTCGGGCACATTCAGCATGGGCCGACCTTCCGGCGTCACTGGCGCGACTTGCATGGGCTGATCAAGGCCCAGCAAACGACTGCGCCGCTCCGATATGCGTAATCCCCGATCAATCGCGCCGAAATTGCCGTTTGTGATCTGCGTCCAGATGGCAAGCAGCATGCGGTCGAGCCGCTCCAATTCCAGGCGCACCAACTCGGCGCGCCCCTCCTGGCGCTCCAGGTTGATCTTCTCCAACTCGCGCCACACGTCCTGAAACGCGTACCGCTCATCGTAGCCCGCGGGCACATTGTCCTGCCCGAAGTGCTGGATGCAGGCATCCGCAATATCGCGGTACAGCGCGCCGGACAGCCGGAGCTTCAGCACGTAGGCTCGCCGCTGGGCGGCATGGAGTTGACGCGGCGCAGTTTTTTGTCCCATGATTTACTTGTCCACCAAAACCGGCATAGTGCCAGTCATGTCGTAGAACCTTTGCAATGTCACTGCGCAGTATCGCGGCTCTATCTCCACGGCTCGACATTGCCGGCCGAATTTTTCGCAGGCAATCAGCGTCGTGCCTGAGCCGAGGAAGGGATCAAAAACGATTTCATCAATCTGACTAGAATTTGTCACAAGCCGCTCAATAAGCTCGACCGGCTTGGTGGTCGGATGTAAATTCGACTGTTGCGGTTTGGGAAATTCCAGAATCGAAGTCTGGAAATCGCCATAGAACTTATGCCCGCCATCTTTCCATGCGTACAAAATCGGTTCGTGCTTGTAAGCGTAGTCAACGCGACCCAGGACGTGATTGTTTTTCAGCCAGATGAGTTCGTGGCGTGGTTCGATGCCAGCGCCCATCATCATCATCATCATCATCATCTGGTCGCCACCTTGCGGCATGAAACAGTACACCACCGCTCCAGGCAGCATCGCCTTGTCCATCTGCTCAAAGGCTGCTTTCCATAGTGCTTGCGTCTCGTTCTTTGTGCCGTGATCACCTGTAATGTCGGCCTGAATGCAGTTGCCTTTGGCAACCGCATTCAGAAACTTGTTTTTTTCGGCATACTCGACGCCGTAGGGCGGATCAGTCACGACGAGACTCGCCATTTTTCCCCCCATCACCCGCTCGACCACCGCCCGATCCGTACAGTCCCCACACACTAGCCGATGGGCATGCCCGCGGCCACTGTCGAGCACCCACAACTGGCCGAGGGCTGTGCCCCACTTCTGTTGTAGCTCAGCGGCTTTGTCCAGTTGCGGCCCTGGGTCTTCGCGTTGCGACTGCGGGTACAGACCATGCTCCTGCGCCAAATCCGCCAGCATCTGCTGGACTGCGGCTTCGCCGCTGTGGACTGACTGCAATAGCGTGTCGAGCGCGGCCTGGTCGGCCTGTTTCATCATGCCGATGGGGTCTTTGGTCAGCAGGATGTAGTCGGACTCGGCATCGGTAATGTTGAGCACCGTGCAGGGCCAGGCCAGGTTCGGATCGAGGCTTTTGCGCAGATGACCATCCGGCGTCACCCACTGCCCGCCGGCGCGCTCGCTGCGGTAGACCAATAGTTCGTCCACAATGCCGATCTCGCGCAGGGCGCCGGCCAGCGCGTTGGCTTGCTCCGCGGGGTGGGTCCAAGCCTGGGCAGGGTGATCGAGGATTTCGGCCGGCTTGAGCATGACGTGGTCGATGATGCGATTCTTGACGCTGCTCAAGTCGAATTGAACAGGAGATATTTTTGCCATGGGTGTTGCTCCGCGATAGCGCGTTCAGTGTAGCACGAAACGCCTGGCCCGTCAATGGGTTGCGGGGCTATGATATAATCGTTGTATATGGCTCTGTCCAAGCAATGCGACGATCAGGCGCTGGAAATCGCCCGCTGCCGCCGCGATTTCCCACGGTTCGCTCATGCCTGGTGTCAAATCTACAATGCGGCGTCCGGCGATTGGATTCCGTTTCGCCTCTGGCCGCGCCAGGTCGAGGTCGCGCGCGTTTTGACCTCCGACCGCCTGGTGGTCATCCTCAAAGCGCGCCAGCTCGGCATGACCTGGCTGTGCCTGGCTTATGCCTTGTGGCTGATGATCTTTCGGCCGGCCGCGGCGGTGCTCATCTTCTGTCGCGCGGATCGCGAGGCGGTCTATCTGCTCTCCCCCGAGCGCTTGCGTGGGATGTGGCAACGCCTGCCAATCGGGCTCAGATTCGGTTTGACGGTGACGGATGATTCGGCCCACGCCTGGGGCCTGTCCAACGGTTCCGTGGCGCGCGCCCTGCCCTCTGGCGCGGGCGATGCTTTCACTGTCACCTACGCGCTCGTAGATGAGGCCGATGTCTGCCCCGATCTCAACGACCTCTTGCGCCGCGCCAAGCCGACCATTGACGCAGGCGGCCGGATGACGCTGCTCTCGCGCTCCAACAAGAAAGAACCGCAGTCCACTTTCAAGGCCATTTATCGCGCCGCGCGCCGGAGGGAGAATGACTGGACACCGGTATTTTTGCCTTGGACGGCGCGGCCTGAGCGTGATGAGGCCTGGTATGAGGCGCAGAAGCGCGATGTGCTGGCCCGCACAGGATCATTGGACGATCTCTGGGAACAGTACCCGCTCACGGACGAGCAGTCCCTCCGGCCGGCCCAGCTTGACAAGCGCCTGGCTCCTGCCTGGCTGGATCAGTGTGCGGCCGAGAGGGCGCCATTGGACGTTGTGCCAAACGCGCCGGCTATCCCGGGCTTGCGCATCTTCGCCCCGCCGCAGGGGGGCCATCGCTATGTGATTGGCGTCGATCCAGCCGAGGGCAATCCGAGTAGCGATCCATCGGCGTTCCAGGTGCTCGACTGCAATATCGGCGAGCAAGTGGCGGCCTTGGCGGAAAAGGTGGAGCCGAAGGTGCTGGCGAGCTACGTCGATCAGGTGGGGACGTGGTACAACAGTGCGGCGGTCATGTTGGAGGTCAACAATCATGGGTGGGCGGTGCTGCTGTGGTTGGGCGAGCATTCCAGGCTGCGCATCCTGAGTGGTCTGGACGGCAAGCCTGGGTGGAAGACGACCAGCTTGAGCAAGACCATGATGTACAACACGACCGCGGACGCGTTTCGTAACGGCGAGGTGCATTTGCATGACTTCGCGACGCTCACGGAGTTGGCCCTGATCGAAGGGGGGACATTATCGGCCCCCAGGGGTGAGTACGACGATTTGGCGATGGCGTTCGCTTTGTGTTGTGCCGGTCGTGCTCAAGCCGCGTCCTGGGGTTTCGATGCGATAGGCGGCACGGGCAAGAGAACTGAGAGCCGGTGGAAGCCGCCGCAATAGTCAGCCATCAGCTATTGCCAACTGAAGCTGCCTGGCTACCATGTGGAAGCCCCGCCCCACAGGGAGGCTTCGCACTGAACGGGGCTGGCCCAGGCACTTGGGATACTATCAAACACAATTGGCGTAGAGGTATTGAATTTTGGCTCGCTTTGTGCTATGCTGTGCGCATGTGCCGACGAAAGCGCCCGACGCCTCCTCGAATCCATCCATCGGTACCAACCCATACGGACGTGCTCCAGAAAATGCTCCTGGGCGCTGCGGAAGGAGCGATCAAGATAGCATGCCAAAAACTAAGCATTCGATTTTTGACGAACTGGGCATTAGTGGTGTGCAAGAATATAGCGGGAAACTGTCAGACCGCTATGCGACTGTCCTTCAAGGTCCCGGCGGCATCCAGAAAATGGCCCGCGTGCTCCGCCGCGAACCGGCCGCCTACACCGCCTGGAGCATGGTCACCCTCGCCGCCAAATCTGTGCACTGGTACGTCATCCCCACCTCCGAAGCCAAAGCTGATCAGATTTGTGCCGATTTCGTCCAGTCCTGCATGACAGATATGAGCACGTCCTGGCTATATGCCATCAAATTTGCTATGTCGGCCTGGGCGTTCGGTTGGGCCGATCTGGAAATCGTGTGGAAGAAACGGCTCGGCCAGAACCCTGGCCGCGGCCTGCCGCCCAGCAAATGGGATGACGGACTGGTGGGAATGCGGAAGCTCGCCATCCGCCGCCAGGAGACGGTCTATGAGTGGATCAATGACGCGATGGGGGGCAAGGGATCTCTGCGCCAGCAGGACCCCAACACGGGGAGACTGCTCGACCCCATCCCCATCGAGAAGCTACTGCACTTCGTCGGCGGAGACGACCGCGGGTCATGGGAAGGTATGGGCTGGCTGGAGCCAGCCTATTGGGTGGCTTACCTGATCGAGCAGTTGGAGCAGATCGGCGGCACGGCTGCACAGCGCGGCAGTACAGGACTGCCCGTCTTCAAGTTCTTACAAATACCCGACAACACGACGTTATCGACCGTGGATGAGATCGGCGAGGGATTGACGGCCAACGAGTTGCAATACGTCAAACTGCCGGGGCCGGTCGTGGACTTCGACTTCAAGACGGTCAGTCTATCCAACTTGGACGATATCCGGGGCTGGATCGGTCAGCTCCGGTGGGAGATCAGCGCGCTGCTGGCCGCGACTTTCATCCGCCTGGGCAGTACGGAGCGCGGCACGCAAGCGCTGGCCGCCACGGTATACGATGCCTTTACCAGTGGTATAGATGGCTGCCTGGACGACGTCCAGGATGTGCTCAACCGCCACCTGGTGCCGCGCCTGCTCGCCAACAACCCCGGCGAGTTCGGCGGTATCAGCGATCATCCCCAAATCCAGCACTCCAAGGTAACTCATCTGCCGCCCGCGACCGTGCAATGGCTGGACAAAGTCCAGGCGTGGCTCGACGGCGCGGACTCGGCCGACGTGGAGTGGTTGCGCGCGATTTTCGCTATGCCCTACCGCTCGGCGCGGGACATCCAACGCAGCCGCGATGCGGCGCGCCGGGCGGAGGAGGCGAAGCAGGCAGCGGAGAAGCAGGCCAAAGAGCAGACTCCGGCTGGCGGCCAGCCGGTTCCACCCGCGCCATCCTCGCCGCCACAGCCGTCCGCCCCATCACGGGCACCGCAGCCGAAGGAGCAGCCAGGCCCCAAAGCCGAGGCGGGCGCGGAGCAGCCAGGTACGCAGGCCCGCGAATTTCCGGCCGCGGTGCGTGAGGCACTGCTGATGGCTGCGCAGCGCGTGCTCGCCGGGCGGCACGACGACGCAGACATGGAGTTGATTGCCCATGTGGTCTGAATCTCCACTTTCATCCAGGGATAAACTGTGAACCACATTGACTACGATCCCCAACTACATGCTGGTTTGCCGCTGTTCGCCATTGAGGACGGCCCGAGGGTGGACGGTGAGCTGATCCCGATGATCTTTCGGCGGGTGACCGATCCTGCCGAAATCGAGGCCGCGGCACTGGTACCGTGGTTCTATGTGGTCGAAGCCGCTGAGACAGAGAATGCGGCGGAGGCGTCGCATGGCGACTGACGCGCAGCCGGCCGCGGTCGCCATTATGGTGGCGGCCGGCTTCAATGCCGCGGACGCCGTGCGCTGGGTGCGCGAGGCCGCCGCACAGGTACCGGTTGGCGCAGACCCGCAGACCTGGCTGCCCGACCCTGGCGCATTCGCCTTGGGTGCCGTCATCGACGAGGCGGCCGTGCAGGACGCCCGCGCCGACTGGTACGTCAACGCGCCGATGGAGTTCAAGCTGCTGTTGGACGACCTCGGAGGACAGGCGCGTCCTCATGCCTGACGTTCTGATCGGCTATGTCTTTGACGATATCAGCCACCGTTACCGCAGTTCGGCGACGGGGCGTTATGTCGCGCGCGGCCGCATTGTGGAGTTGCTCGATGCGCAAATTCAGCAGCGCGCCGACCGGCTGGCGCGCCTGACGTTCGAGTATGCTTCCAACCGGCTGGCGCCGGGCCAATGGCTGGCAGCTATGCGGGATGAGCTGCGGCGGGCACACCTGCAAAATCGGGCCTTGGGGGTCGGGGGCTGGGACCGGCTGACGCAACGGGACTATGGGATTATCGGTCGCCGGTTGCAAGACGACTATCGCCGGCTGGTGGGTTTTGCTGAGCAAATCCGCCTGGGTGAGGTTTCCGAGGCCGAAGCCATCAACCGCCTCAATATGTATCTCGGTCAGGCGCGCTGGCAGTATTGGAATGCTGTGAAAGAGCACCAACAGCCGAGCCAGCCGGGCTTCGCGATCATTGAGCGCCGCGTCCTTGGTGCCAGTGAACATTGCGATGACTGCATCATTTATGCGCGTGTCGGCTGGAGACCACAAGGCGTGTTGCCACGCCCTTCCGAGCAAAGCCGATGTGACGGCAACTGCGCTTGCACGATCGAGACGCGCGAAGTGCCAGTCGCTGAGGCGGTAGCTATGGCAGGCAGTACCGACTAAGCCATGCGGGACGCGCGATGTCTACCTCTTGGGCTATAGATGGAGATTGGTTGGTCGGCCCGCCTGATGGCCGGCGCACCGGCACGCGCCTGGCGCGCATTCTCAGTGACGGGCTGGCGCTGTGGGATAAACACGCCCACGGCGAGGTGATTCTGACCACGGCCGACCTGGCGACGATTCTCACGCGTGGCCCGCTCACTCCTCCCCTGGCTTCTTTGCCCCCGACGACCGACATGGCCGAGGCATCGGACTGACGTTTGCTCACGCGAACCGGCTCAGATGCCCACCCTTCTTCTGCGGGTTCCTCGTCCTGATGTCGAACAGGACTTCCGCCAAGAAATCAAGTTGCTTGTTGGTTAATTCCAGAGCAGGCATTTTTCCTCTTGGGTAAGCGCGTCCCTGCATGGATTGAATCTTTACGAGGGATTATACTCTCTGACACGTCAAGGAGTTGGGTGACGGCGCGCTCAACGGCCTCGGCCATCGTGATGCCCTCGGCCGCGGCCAGCAGTTTGATTTTGGTGCGTGTACATTGGTACACGCTGATGGTGGTGCGTTTGTGGTCGTTCATTTACAGTTACGGTCAGGGTTCACCTGCGGCTGCGCCAAGTCAACGTTCGGTGCGGCAAGCTCCACCGGCGCAGCCGTCACGGTGGAAGCCGTTGTTAGACGGGACGACCCCGCCCAACCCCAACCGTGTTAAACAACACATCACCGGATTGAAGCCGCTGCTTGATATGCGTCATCTCTACGCTCGGCGCATCAGATTGCAAACACCGACAAACGACAGTCAAGTCAGGCTCCAATCCGTGCCGCTTCAAATCTCTGATCCATTCAGCCATTGGGCCAGGCTGAGGATTCGACTGGTGCTGATACCACCGTTGCCAGACATCAATCGAGCGCCCAACGTAATGCACTCTGCCATCTCTCGGATCAGACAGCTCATAGATTTCTTCCTCCACTGGGAAGTCTGCTTCAAGCAACTCGGCGGTTGTCCAACTTGTTTTCACGCTCATCGAGATAGTCCCGTCTAACTGGGATTTAGATAGAACTGTCTGTTGGGGCATTATACCACGATTCTGAAAATGATGCAAATTAGCAAAAAGCAAATAAAGGTAAAGGTATTGACAATCGTTATGGGGTGTGATAGTGTGATGACATAGTAGGACGATCCGCCGGAGCCGATGAGCCGGTGCGGACACGCAGCCAAACTGCGCCCGCACCGGCTTTTTTATTTCCCGCGAGGTGATCTATGCCATACGTGAAGAAAGAGGATTTGCCCGAAGCGGTCCGCAACGCCTTGCCAGAGCACGCGCAGACCATCTATCAGGCGGCTTACAACGCCGCCTGGGAGCATTATGGCAAGCAGGCGCAAGCGGAAGCGCGTTGCGCCGCGATTGCCTGGGCCGCGGTGAAACGGGCCGGCTATGCCAAAGGCGAAGATGGCACGTGGCGCATGAAATCCGCTGAGGAAATGGAAGCGGCCGCATTTGAGGACGCCGTCGAGTTGGCGACGCGCGAGGAGCTACATGCTCAGCGCGAGACACGGGCCAAGAAGTATGGCATCTCCCCGAAAGAGGGCGGTGCGCTGACTCCGCCTAAAGGCTATCCGACCGATGAAGATGCTTTTGCCGATCCGGTGAACTACGCCTTTCCGATTGACGAGGACCACATCAAGCCCGCCGAAAGCTATTTCAACCATGAGGGAATGCGCGAGAAGGGCGGCTATACACCGGAGGAGTGGGCAATTATTGGCAAGCGCATTGCAGCGGCCTGCACGAAATACCTGGGTGCTAAGTACCAATACAAAGCCGGCAAAATCGGGCGCCTGGCGGAGGCATCTGAGCCGGATGTCGTCGCGGCCGGCGCGGGGCGCATCGTCACTTTGCACACCCTGACCGAA